ACCATCACAAGTCTGTCATGTTCATAACGCTGTGCGAATTCTTCATGTAATTCAGCACGTACTTGTTCACGTGCCTCATTCAATTTAGCTTCCCAGGCTTCATTTAATTGAACCCCAATATCTTCATTGATAAGACCGCTTTCAAGTAATGGTTTGATAGCATCAAACATTCTTGTTCCCCTTATTTGATTTTGAGATCCTTGATGAGGCGCATTACTTCCTCTCTCAAGTACTTCTCTACTTTTTTGTCGCCTCTTGCCTCCTTAGCAATGTCCAATAGCTTATGACCATGTTTCATGTTCATCATACCTTCGTATATAGCTTTTGGATATGCGTTTGGTGCGCTAGGTTGAGCAACAATATCCACAGTGACTATTTCAAAATCACTGACCTTTCCGTTTAAATCGTCTACGTTACCGCTACCACGACTTGAAACGCCGAGTTTTACACCTGCATCCAACATAGTAGCAACTAATTGCCCCATTGGAGTAGGTAAAATCTTTAACTTGCCGAATCCGTTAGCTCCGTCCATCCACATAGAGGTAATCATATGTGATACACGGTCTAAGTTAATCTTTAAATCATCTGGATGGTCAACTTCACCTAAGACGGAAAGACCATTTGCAATTTGCTCGTTTAGAGTCTGGACAGCATTTTCAATTTCGGACACAGGGTAAATACGCTCATTAGCGTTCTTTACCCCGCCCTGGATAAAAATCCCCTTCATATAAAGAGACTTTTTGCTACCCTCACCTTCACTCTCTACGACCATTCCTGCTCGGTCAAAAGTGAGATGCTCTTTGAGATACAAAGCCATTGCTCTCAGATTCCTTACTTAACAATCTTCTTTACAGTCTTTTTAGACTCAGCAACTGGGCTCTTTGTGTTAACGCCACTAGCTTGTGACTTAACTGGAGCGGGTGCTTTTTCTAAATCTTGACCTGCTTGTGCTGGAGCATTTTTGAATGAACCAGCACCTTTAACTTGTGTCTCGCCCTTAGAACCATAGTTGCTAGGTGCTTTTGGACTTGTTGGAACAGCTTCTGTGTCACCGCTAAATTTAACTGGCTTGCTTGCCATTCCTGCTTGTCCTGCATTAGCAGCAGTACCGATTGGGCTCTTTGGTTGTGCTCCGTTGTCACCGCCAATCTTAGAACCATATAGACCAGGAACGTTCTTTAGTTGAACTGCTTCTTCTAAAGACTCAGATACATCTTCTTCCTCGTCATCATCTTCTTCATCATCATCGGCAGCTTCCATCATATCTTCAGCTTCTTCTTCGCCTTCTTCTTCACCTGCTTCGAAATCTTCTTCTCCAGCTACTTCAGCGTCATCTTTACCCATGATATCTTCAAACTCTGCCATTAGTTGGTCTAGTTTATCTTCTAGGTCAACTACACGGTCTTCTAAATCTTCTTCGCCGCCTTCTTCATCTTCGCCGGCTTCGATATCGACTACTTCATCTTCATCAGAATCTAAGTCTAAATCTTCTTCTTCTTCGGTCATACCTTCTTCTTCAACGTTGATTTCGTCTAGTAGGTCGCCTACTTGTCCGCCCATGCTCTCGTCCATTTCTTCGTCCATCATAGACTCATAAATTTCACGGGATTTTTCAACCACGATATCGTGGAATAAAGCACGTGCTTGTTCTTCGTTCTCATTGATAATCAAATCAATAAGTTGTTCAAATTTTTTGTTATCCATTGTTAAATTCTCCTGATAAAATGGCTTTGTAGATTTATTTATAAGGCATATGGAAAAACAGCACAATAAGTGCTGTTTTTTTGCGTTTTTGTATTGAATAACTATCTATTGTGGCTGTTTAGTGTTAAACAGTCGGTGTTTCAGCTTGCGCTTTCACTCCATATTGTTCATGTACTTTCTTTAAATACTGAACCTTTTCATAATTTCTCACATCATTCATCTTACGTAATTTGCGAATTTGCTTTAATGTAAGTTTAGTTTTACGGCTTTCTCGCCATTTAGGTGACGAATTATCGCTACCAACATCTTGATAACCTGGTACAGCCGGTTCGAACATTTCAAATAGTTTCATAGTTATGTATTTATCTTACATTGCGTTGCCTGCCGGAGCTGGTGTACCTGGTCCAGGAGTTGTTGGTTGAGGTACTTGTCCTGCAGCAATTTCTTCCCCTGTTGCTGGTTCCTGTTCACCTTGTACGGCTTCTTCACCTGTTTGCAAATCAGTTTCAATATCACCTGAACTTATACCTATACTACGTAAGTCTTTGCCCTCTGGAGTGAGTTCCATTTCTTTATTGTTTTCTTCACGCCACATTTTTTCATTTTTATTGATTTCTTCTTCAGTGAGCCCTAGGAAACGCTCTAACGCAAAACGCTTACTTATGTATGGATACTGTTCAATACTTGTAAACGTAGATACACGTGCTGTATCTAATTCACTTTGACGATATGCTGCAAAGTTTTGAGGAGGGTTAAACTCTAGTTCAAACAACCCAGAATCGATATTTAACCCTCTCCAACGTAAGAATAACTTGAATTCTTCGTCTAACTTACGGCAAATATAGTTCTGTAGACGTTCGCAATACTGATTGAAGCGAAACTCTTGAATCATAGCTGTACCGACACGACCGTCACTTAATGGAGTAGTATTATCATCAGGACCTGTAGGCAAGTAACTACTTGGAACACGCAAACCACGTGCTAATCTGTTGTTAAAATACTTTAAATCGTCAATTTCACCCAAATTTTGACCACCTGGTAACAAGTCAACACTAGAACCACGGCCATCAGCAGTAACCGGGAAGAAGTAATCTTCGTTCATCGACAACGGGTTGTATGTAGCATCAACAATAGCTTGACCACCATACATACTTGGAATACGTCTTTGGTGAATTTCATTTTTAATACGTTCAACGAAAGCCATAGCCATGTGACTAGGCATATTTCCAACGTCAATCTTAAACACTCTACGCTCGGGGGCACGTTGTACACGATAGATTAATACAGCATCTTCTAATAATTCTTTTTGTTTAAAGACTTTGAAAATGTTTTCTAAAATACTTTGACCAAAAGGCCAAAATCTATCTAAACCTTCTGTTAAACTTAAGTGAACAATGTGTTTAGCATCGATAGCCGCTTCACTAAAGCCTAAACTAAAACGTGAGCCTGTAGTATTGTATGGTTGATTTGGAACTGTGTAACTAGTTGTTGCTCCACCACCTGTACCACCTAACCCAGTTGCAGGATTAGCGGCAAAGTCTGTGTTTGTTTTTTCACTGACAACTAAGTTCTCTAAGTTAATGTTTATGTCTTTGATGACGTATTGCTCTGGCTTTTTACCTTCACTTTCGTTAACAATAACTTTAATAACTTTAGCCATATCGATCCAATATAGCTTAAAGTTCTCTGGATCACGTACAAATACTTGGTCTCCATACTTTAAACAATTTCTGAAGATTTTAAAGATACGTGTATCTAATTCATTCAACTTACACCATTGCTGTAATTGTGTTTTTAACAATTCAATTTCATGGGGAGTTGGTTCATCTTTCCAATTTAAATTAAATGGAGTTTGGTTGTGTTCGTTTTTTTGTGTACTAAACTCTGAAATAATATCTAAACATGCATTAATTTCAGCATCAACATCCATCATTTCATATTGATTGTAACGCTCGATACGGTTTGGATGACCTGTGTAGACTTCAGGTAGTCTACTACGATAGTTTTTATAGCCAAAATCATTATTGTTCCAACCACCAGTTGGAGTATTGTTTTGACCTGCGTTGTTGTTCCAAGAACCAGTTAAATTGCCACCTCCCAATGGACTCATTGTTCCAGCGGCATTAACTCTAGTAAACTTTTTCTTATATGTCATATTGATTAGGGCCTATAAAGTATTTATAGTTAAGCCCTGGAATACTGTAATAATTCTTCTCTAGTATCGTTACCAGAACTTAGTTTATCTACAATTGCATCTAATTTTTCGGACATTACATCATACAAATCTTTCAATACATTGATACTTTCGTCCTGTACAGAATTTACGCCGGGTGTTGGAATTAAATTAGGTAAACTTTCTTTTGTAACTTTTTCTAGTATAGACTTTATAGCTTCAAGTTGTTGCTGAGGAATTACTGCTTCTTTTCCATGTAACATGACTGGATAACCAGATTCTGGTCCATCAAACATGCCACCAAATCTTGCCATTTCTATATGCGGAGGGTCACCTTTTACTCTACTAAAACCATATTTGGATAGTAGGCCCATAGCATCCATTTCATTAACTTGCTGTGAGTTTAAGTCTAATGCTCTAGCGTAGTTGTGCCTACTGCCTCCCGGTGGAGCGACGGGATTACCTTGTGCATTATAGCGTCTGCCATCTGGACCAACTCTTGCTTTATCGTACAATGCTTGTTGTTCTTCCATAGTACGCATTGCTGCATTAACTTGTACCGGCTTTCCAAATTCAGCAAGCATTCTTTCAAAATTGTCTTTAACAGTGCTATCTAGTGCATCATAATGTTCTTTGTTTCCTAAACTATCACCTTGGAATCTTAGTAATTGGCTTACGTCAACTTTTTTCTCAGTAGTTGCAGGAGTTAAAGGTGCCGGAGTAGCAGCTGGTTTTGGCGCGGCAGCAGGAGTAGGTGCCGCTGCTGCTGGAGTTTTAGCAGTGGTCGGTGTAGGGGCAGCCGGAGCAGTAGGTGCCGGCTGGGCCGGTGTAGCACTAGTAACCGGAGCAGTTTGGGCTGCTCTCATTCCTCTGGTAAGATTTTCTTGCTTTCTTTGCTCCCTTCTTTGATTTGCTTCTCTGAGGGCAGACTCTCTTTGCTCTCTTGCTGATTGAGCCACCGCAGCGGCATCCATGTCTGCTTGCTTTTTTGCTGCTTCTATATCTTTTGCAGGAGCTTTGGCTTTTTCTAATTCTTTAACTTTATCAGCAGATTGTTGTGCTGTAGTAGTTTGTGTTTCTAATTTTTTCTGTGCCTCGCCCACAGTAGGAGCAGGTCCTCCACCTTTTATCCCAAATTGTTTGTTAATAAAGTCAACACCTGCATTTAATGCTTTTGTAAATGCAGCCACAGCAGGAGCTGCTTGCTTCATCAATGAATTACTGAATTCGAACATACTGTTCTTCATCTTATCCATTTCAGCCTGAGCTTTTACTGTTTCCTCTGTTAGTTTATCACCACCTTTTATTTGCTTATCTTGTAGTTCTTTGGCTTTTTCCATTGAACCCATGTACTTACCAGAAGCATAATCTTGTGCGGTAGCACCGTTCATTAACTGATCGGTACCATACATCATTACTGTACCAAACTGTTTAACTGCACGTTGGGCACCAGTCATCATCATTCGTTGACTGTCATCATACGCTTTAGCAACATCTTCTGGCTTTCTTACTCCCTTTAGACGAGAAAGAATTTCTGGTACAGTATTACCGTAAGTGGTAATAGCCATACGTGCTTCGTCTGTTGTAGATACACCTGAAGCTAAGTCCATAAAACCACGCTTTAACTGCGGGTCTTTAATTGTCATAATGAACTTATTCATTGCCTCAGCAGCTGCCTCACCATTTTCTTGGCGAGTGCGCTCAAATGCCATACGGTATCTCGTATCGGACATCATTGCGTCACGTTGTTTTTCTACTTCCTCTCTGGAGAGACCAGTAACTTTTTGTAGTAAATCTAATTCTTTAACATAAGCAATTGTTCCTTGTTGCAATCGCTCATTGGTCATTTCTCTACCACGACCTAATCTAATTTCTTGTTTTAAGAATGCCGCTGCTTGTTCACCAACGTTATCTGCTGTTAAGCCCAATGCTCTTAATTGTAATCCTGCTTCCTCAAGTTTACCGCCTTTCTTGGTAATTTCACCAATAGCACCCATGAATTTGCCGGCGCCAAGACCAACTGTGCCACCAAAAGCTGTTAGTTCATTTCCATTTTCTCGGACTATCTTAGTAAAGCCCTCCATTGACATTCCAGAATCTATAACTTGCTTTTGTAAACCAGACATGCCATTGGATACTAAACCTCCCATGTTAGATATGTCTTGGAACATTTTTAGATTCTTGTCCAAAAGCTCCATTGTTAGTTTAGCTGCCTCAGCGCCTACTTTGATACCTGATGCTATACCGTCACCAAATACCGGAATTAATTTTGCTACCGATCCTAATGCGTCAGAAACTAAATCAATGATAGGGTTCAAGGTACTGAAAGAAGATTCACCTTTAGCTAAACCCGCTGCAAAATTTCCAAGACCTTTGGCTAAACCACCTAAATTCTTTTTCATGGTGTCACCGAATTCGTCATAACGCTTTTGCATTTCACGAATTTTATCTTCATGTTTTCGTAATTCAGCAACTTGTTTCTTTTGTGCTGCTGTTAATTCTACAGAAGTTTTTATTAGTTTACCATTGGCGTCTTGGCTGTAACCCAAACTTTTGAGTTCATCGGTAAACATCTTGTTTCGTTGAACTTCTTTTAATATATTTGCTCGTTTTGCTTGTAATTCATCGTACACTGCTTTTTGCGATGCGTTTAGCAAACGCATTTCTTTGTCTTTAGCAGATACCCACTCCTTAGTAGTGCGGTCATATACTTGGCCGTATTGCTTCATTTGTGCATTGAAGTCAGTTCCTGCTTTTTTAAGAACTTCCGCACCGTTTGTAACTTTTTGCGATGAACTTTTTAAAGCAGACGTAAATGTACCCGCAGCTTGAGCACCTTGTTTCATTGAGGCTGACTGTGATGTAATGGCATCCGTCAAATCACGCAACTGTTGGTTCAGTTGATTTATTGCATCTGGGTCTAAATTATCAGCCATGGGTTTTGTCCACTAAATATGTATCTTGTATTTATATATGGAAAAATACCTCATTTAGGAGAAATTATGGATAACCCACTAAAACAGTACTTTCGCAGACCCGCACTATATCTAAAACTACCTAGTGTTGGTAAATTCTATAAAGAAGGAAGTATTGATTTACCGGAGAACAAAGAAGTTCCAGTATTTCCAATGACAGCTATTGATGAAATTACTAGCAAAACGCCGGACGCATTGTTTAACGGTACTGCTGTCGTTGATATTATTAAAAGCTGTGTACCTAATATTAAGGATCCATGGGCAATTCCTATCATGGATTTAGATCCATTATTAATTTCTATTCGTGCAGCCACAAATAGCAATGAAATGGAAGTAAACTCTATATGCCCCTCATGTAATGAAGAAGGTAAATATGGAGTGAACTTGATTGGTCTATTAAATGGATTAAGTTCTGGAAACTACGATGATGTAATTGAGATGGATGAGTTAAAATTCAAATTTAACCCATTGACTTACAAGCAAGTGAATGATTTAAACCTAAAGCAGTTTAGTATTTCTCAACTTGCCAGAACCTTAGATGATGTAGCTGATGAAGAAGAACGTTCAAAAGTTTCTGCATCGTTAGTTGTAGAGTTGAACAAGCTGGCTTTAGATTTAGTTTCAGAATCAATTGAATATATTGCTACACCATCTGCTATAGTAAAAGAAAAGAATTTTATAATTGATTTCTTGCAAAATTGTGATAAGAAAACATTTGAACGACTTAAAGAAACAACAGTCAACCTACGTGAAGGCTCACAATTAAAACCCATGAAGATAAAGTGTGTAAATTGTGGTCACGAATACCAACAATCATTAACCATCAACGTAACTGATTTTTTCGATTAAGGCTTCAGTCCCTAGACCCCGAGGGGATACAGAAGCTGTTAGATGATTTAGAAGTTCAATCCATAGAAATCAAAAAAACTTGTTTGAGATTTTCTTGGTATATGCGGGGTGGGGCAACCTATGAAGATATATTGAATATGTCCATAAAGGAACGTGAAATAATAGGTGATATTATTGAGAGTAACTTGGAAACAACTAAGAAATCTCAATTGCCGTTCTTCTAATTCCAGACGTAACTATTCATTTATCACATCGGGGATACCAATTAGAGATGAACTTCGTTCATCTAAGAACTCACTTCGTTCGTTCTTTGGTTATATTCTTTTAAACTCTTTTTAATTGTAAATCATTAAAGATATGATTGCCGCTTTGAAGCCATGGTAGTGCTATTCAGCACTACCAAATGGAACTTGCCATGCCCGTCATCCATAGTCACTTATGCCCGTACTGTCGCCTTTTTGTTGACACAATACGCTACCGGTTGCTCTGTAAAGTTTATGGCCTGTAGTGTAACCATGTATTATTAATACACGTTACCGCAACGCACATTCTATAACATCAAAGTGAAATAGTTATAGACTTGTTGAAGGTTCGCTTTTCTCGATTGCCTTCTCGGTATTCCGACAACCTCACGGTTATCGCATACTCCAGATCCATCGGCCATATTTCAGGCTTCTTCAAGGAGGTCTGACAACTCAGACAGCAAATTTTTACTAGATATTAAACGTTAATTGTGAGAATATTGGGTGTGCTGTTTGTTGACATGGTGTCTGTTGAGCCAGTAGTTGAGTACCGTTTTAGTAGTTCAGTGTTGAGATTGAAAAATGTTGAGTGTTCAAAAATGAGCCAATCGCCGTATTTTTTAGATGTGTAATATACAAAATTATCTGAAACCCATGTGAGTTTACTTTGTACGCAAACGTATTGTCCTTTTCTGTTAAATTTCATAAACAGAATATTACAATCGTTTGGATCAGCAACATCTAGCAACTGATCCAGCCAAGCATCTAATACTTTACATTCCCCTGAAAGTAAAAGATGAAATGGGAAATCTTTATAGAATTTGCATTCTATATTCATATTTTTAAAACTATGTCCGGGAACAACATCGCCCTTGAACGAACGAATCTGTCCTTCGTGTAGTATTTCTTTACGAATTTGATTTTTCCCACCCACATATGCACCGGATCCAGGAGCACGAATAAAACTCTCACCGTATTTTTCTGATAAAAACTTGGCTACTTCTCGTTCGTAACCTGAACCTTTTTGTTTTTGTGGACTTGGCATGAATGTATATAGTCTAAATGTCTGTGTAAGTAAATTTATTCCACATCGACCGCAGTATTATACGATGTAAATCCGTTTTCTTTGATAACTTTCAATACGTTAGGAACACGTCCTGCAAGTTCTTCTCTATGTGACACAAGCCAAATAGATTTGTGTCTACGACGGCTCATATCTTTAAGAATTGCTAAACTGTTCTCAACACCCATAGTGTCAAGACCACTATCAATCAATTCATCGATGAATAGCGTATTGACCGGAGCATACAAGTTTTCCCATACATCACGGAAAGCAAAACTCAAACCAAGAATCAGTCTGTTTCGTTCACCACGTGATAAATTGTCAAAGTCAAGTTCACGACCTAGTTCAGTAATTTCAACACTTAGGTCATTCTTAAAGACAACATTGTGGGGTAGCCCAATTTTGTCTAGGTAGTGAGTTAGTCGTGCGTTTAAATAACTCAAGTTTTGGTCAATAATCTTCTTGCGAACAAAACTATCCTTGCTAGTCAACAAGTCAAGCAAGAACTTTTGATGTTCCATAGTTTTAGTAATCTCATTAATCTTATCAAACTTCACTTCTTGTAAGGCTTGACTTTCCATCTCGACAATTTGTTCCTGATACGGATCAGCTTCTTGTGCTTTAGCCTCAATTTGAGATAGTAAAGATGATACCTTTGAGCGGTGCTCAATTGCTTGGGCCTCTGTATCGTAATGAGTAGATGGACGCTTACCAGCAACAACGCTAGGCGTGTCAAGAAGTTGTTCACTAAAGGGGTTGGTCTCGCTGGATTTTTCTGTAATCTGCTTTTTGATATTATCAATTTCTGTGGACTGTCGTACAGCCTCAGCTTCTGTTTTATAATGTGTAACAGGTTTATCTCCCACAACGATAGGGGCAGCAACAAGTTCATCAAGTTGAAACTTTAAATCATCCAAATGACTTTTACTAGTATTATATAATTCAATCTTAGTATTGAGTACGCTTGTGTGCTGGTCATCATGGAAATCTTGTCCACAAGCATAGCATTTATGTTCTTTTAATGTATTGATTTCGGCTTCTAGTTTCTTATAGTTCTTATCTTCTTTAGCGATATCCTTACGCAGGCTATCAATTTTTTCATCATACATAGACCTTAGTTGAACACGCTGATTATAAATCGCTAAATCTTTGTGCGCCTGTAACTCTATCTCAAAGTCAATATGACTCAATTCATCCATTTTCAACTGTAATGTTGCAATATCTTTTTCTTGTTTTTGCATCCAAGCAGTTTGACGAGCAATTAATGCCTCATATGTTTCTTGCTGTTGCTTTTGCTGATTCCAGATGACTAAATCTTTGTGTGCTTGTAATTCTTTTTCAATATCAATTTTGCTTAGGTCATCATATTCAAGTGCCAAACTAGCTAAATCCTCATCGTGTTTTTTTACCCACAATGTTTGTCGGCGCCTGATAGCGTCAATCTGCTCTTTGACTCTTTTGTTAGCTTCTTCAACAGCTTTAATACGAAATTCCTCTTGCTGAATATCATCTTTGGATTGGCGAATCAAGTCTTTAACAACTTCTGCCTTCTCTGAAAGCAATGTGATGCCCAATAATTGCTCAATGATTTCACGTTGTTCGTTATTTTTTAATGCAAGAAATGGTTCGGAATAAGTGTTCAACACAACGATGTGCTTGAACATTTCAGGAGTCATATTCAACACACGCTCAATAGCTGCCTGTGTCTCTTTGTTCTCACCTTGTTGATCCTCAGTAGCCTTCTGTTGAACATCGTTCACATAGAACTTCAACACATTAGGCTTACGACCACGCTCAATCTTATAGTCAGTGCCATTCACATTAAACTCTAATGTGACCATCATGCCCTTACCATTTGTGCGATTAACTAAATTATCTTTTCTAATGTTGTTAATGGGTTGACCGAACAAGGCATAGGCAAGACCCTGAATAAGAGTAGTCTTGCCTGTACCATTACGAGCACCATCGCCTCCCAAGTCTAAGTTTTCACCTAGAATCAGCGTAATATCTTTTTTGTCAAAGTCAACTGCTTGAGTTACATTACCAATCGATAAAAAGTTCCGTAGTGTTATGTTCTTAATATTAATCATAGATTGTTATAAATTTCCAAAAGAATTTTCTTATCGAAATTTTTACTTTCGATAGCATTGATTTGGTCAATGACGATTTGGTCAACTGACTCAAATTTGAGTCCGTCACTGTTCTGTCCTTGCTCAATGCCCTCACCCTTGATTGGAATCAATGTCATTTCTCTTAATTTGTGTTCTGGTATCAATGTTTCACGCAAAAAGTTTGCCTCTTCATATGAAATATCAATGTCAAGATGTACTCTAACATGGCTGTCAATCAAAAGATAGCCCTCTGGGTTCTCTAAGATTTCACTTAGTTTGTGTACACGATAGATTGGTTGACGAGGCCATGATTTGAACTCAGGTTCTTTGTCCCACTCTAATATCATCATGCCACGTGCGTCATCACCTGCATCAGCATAGTTGTGTGGGAAAGCATTGCCAATATACCATACGTTAGATTTTGACTGACGTTTATGAAAATGTCCACTGAATACTTTATCGAACCCAGTCATATGATTTGTACTAATCTCACCGTGATCGGGCATTTCTACCATAGCGTTCATGTAGAAGTGTGGCAATTCAAAATGACCGAACAAATATTTGCCACTCATCTTTTGTAATCGTTTGTAATCTTCCCCCACAAGCCATGGTGCAATAACGACTTGTCCTTCATTGAAGAAATCGTTAACAACTTTAACATTTGGTAAATGCTTCGCCCATTCAACAGAATGAATATCACGGCGGTCACGATAATATAAATCATGGTTGCCAGGAATAAAATAAACAGTATCGAAACTAGCATTTAACTTCTCCAGTGCTTGTAGACCAAATTGCAATGTATGAATATTAATACTTGCACGATGGTGATTCCAATCACCCAAAAAGAAACAGGTTTCACATCCCTCTTTCTTTGCAGTTTCAATAAACCAATCTACGAAATTGGCACAGTCCATGTTGTGTTGTAGGCTGTTAGACTTCAATCCAAAATGAATGTCAGTGAATACAGCGGCTTTTTTGAAAAGGTTACTCATTCGTATATTATAAGTAAGAAAGGCGTTGTAAATCAACGCCATTGGTTAAATTATTCTTCGTATACAGTTGATACTGCTCCGGACCCCATTCCTTGTCGTGACCAACTTGGATTTAGACCATTCATTTCCAGTATGTCATCACGTATGTTTTGGTTACGTTTTTCTGAGTTTAGTACTCGACAGAAACTATTAGTAATCGCTGCGGTATAATATGCGAATGGGTTAGCAGACTTTGCTTCATTGAAACGCAGTCCAACATAGGTTAACTGTAAAATGGCACTGTTACGCATTTCATCGTTATATGTGTATCCACGCCAATTGTACTTCATTGCGTATTTTTCACACATCATAATGTACATTCGGGCTAGTTTGTTAGTGACCTGACCGTGATCCTTACTAAAAGAACCCGTTTCTAAATCGCCTTGCCAATGACTTTTGCCCACACACTGTGCGGTATTTGTTTCGTCAAATTTAAAATGTTGGAATGGGGGGAAATTGACCTTAACATGGACCATGTCATCAACTTCTTTTGCTGTGCTTGGATCTTCTAAATCAGCAAAAATTTCGTCTGGATCTTCATCTTCAAACTCAAAGATATCTTTTGCTGTTTTCTTTTTAACTGTTTTACGTGGTTGTTTTGGTGCAACTGGAACATGATCCCAAGTCATTACACGAAATACTAAATCAGTAATTGGTATAGATAATGGGTCAAAAGTACCTTTTGAAAAGCCCATTTCAACATCCATTCTAGCGGCTCTAGTTTCACGTGCTTGCTGAATTACTTCAGGCTTTAATGCGTATTCTAGTGATTTTTCAATAGATTCTTGAGGCATGTCTACGATAAAGTCGTAGCGATGATCCTCTGGGTTTTTGTATGAGCAATATGAATTTTTGCTCTCGTGTATTTCTTTTAGAATGTCTTTATTGTTTAGATAGTTGACAGGTTTTTTGGATGGTAGGCTCATAATTCTCCGTAGTTTTGTTGAGACTATTATAGTACTTTTGTTGTAGAATTACAACGATTTTGGTGAAGAAAGGGTAAAAACAGCACTTTTATTTAGCGATAAATATAACTAAGGATAATAAGATATTATGGCACAATACACCAGTACAGAAACTACAACTACAAACATAGTAGTCAATGCAGTGTTAGATACTGAAACTAACCAAATTACATATACTGTTACTGCTCCTAATGGTGCCTCCGGCACCAGTACACAACCAGCATCACAATCAGGTAACTCATCTAGTAATGTTCGCAACTTGTTTCAACAATTAGCTGCCGGCGGATATACTGGTCAACCTGGTAATTTATCCACAGTCTTATCCTCAGTTACTGAAGATGTTAACAATCAAGCAGCAGCAGCCGCTCGAACAGCAAATGCAACAAATACTGATGTACCCGCTAACCCTTCGCCAGCAGCACCGGTACCCGCAGCAAGCAACCCCAATCCAGTACCAACCGAACAGCAGGATCAAGAAATACCTACAGACGCACCTAGCACAGTAACTGCGGAAACTGATCCCTTTGAAGCAGAAAGACTGGCAGCAGAACAACGACTAGCAGAACAAGAAAACATTCAATACGAAGCCCCACCAAACATAGGACCAGAAGATCCGGTTGAGGCACTCAACGAGCAATCTAGACTAGAAGCTGAACAAGAATTCAATAGGCAAGAATTACAACGTGAAGAAGCTGCCGGGGCTGGCGATGCAATGCCCACTGGGCTTGTAACAAAAACACAAAGCACAGCGACCGAGCAAGATGCAGTTAGCTTTCAAAAAGCAAAAGATTGGCGTGTAAGATTAAGTTTAGCACCCGGATCAAAATATTTTTACAACAACATAGGTAAAGAAGGAATATTAAAGCCATTAGCAGCAACTAATGGTGTAGTATTTCCATATACACCTGCAGTAAGTGTATCTTACAATGCTGCTTATGAAAGTTCTGATTTAATTCATAGCAATTATAAAATATATAATTATAAAAATAGCAGTGTTGATAATGTTACTATAACCGGTGAATTTACTGCACAAGACACGAATGAAGCAAATTATCTATTGGCAGTGATTCATTTCTTCCGTAGCGTTACAAAAATGTTTTATGGTCGTGACCAAAATCCAAGAAACGGTGTTCCTCCCCCATTGTGTTACTTAAGTGGATTGGGAACGTTTCAATTTGATAATCACCCATTAGTAATAACAAATTTTACATACACACTACCTACTGAAGTGGATTATATTCGTGCGGGAAGCCAGACAAATCAGCCAGGTAATAATACAGGACAACAAACTTCTCCAGTAAATACAGATCCTGCTTCTTTGGCTAGAATACTATCATCAAATTTAGGACCCAAAACACCCAACTTTCAAAGACAAGCAGCAACAATCAACAGCGATGCTACGTATGTACCTACAAAAATGTCTATAACTATAACATGCATACCGGTAGTAACACGTAATGATGTAAGCAATAACTTTAGTTTGGAAAAATATGCTTCGGGTGCGTTACTACAGGGTAGCAAAAGAAATGGTGGAGGAATTTGGTAATGTCACTTAATAGTTTATATCCAGCAACAAGTCCATATTATGTAACTGGGGTAGTTAATAATAAATTTCTAGATGTAATGATAGATAGGCCTATACCTAAGTTGGCGAGCGACAGATATTGGACTATTACACAACAATATAACTTACGTCCGGATATATTAGCGTATGACTTATACTCCAACGCTAATTTATGGTGGGTGTTTGCAAGCAGAAATCCAAATGCATTAAAAGATCCATTATTTGATTTTGTAACAGGAACTTCTATCTATCTTCCGCAGAATTCTACTTTAGTTAAAGCGTTAGGTCTATAATGGCAGACAACACACAACCATTACCAATTACAGTTACTACAGCAGTAGATCCAAATGAGTTTGGGGCCAGCCCATCAAATGATGATACTAGTTATGATAAAACAGAAGCAGCAAGATTAGCAAATAGAGCAAACTTGCCTACTGTAACTGGAAGTAACGAAATGGAAACGCAAAACGAAAGTTTTGCTGGATCAACACAAGCAGGTTCTGCAAACAACGCAACTGATAATCCTGTTCAAAAGAATGTAGGGAAAGATCCAAAGCCGGGGACAAGACTTTATAATCCATTGTCAAACTTTTCTAGCTATACATATCAAATTAGCATGTATATGATTACACCAGATGCATATACTAAATTTGTTTCTAACGGTCGAAAAAATATCAATGAATTTACAAAAACTGGTCCCAATGGTGCTCCAGGTGGGGCATATGTAATATTACAAAGCGGTGGAGTAAACACTGCGTTAGACCAACGCCCACCTGATATGAAGTTTGATTATTATATAGATGATTTAAAAATTACAAATGCAGTTGCAGGTAAAGAAACACAAACATCAAGTAATCTTACCAAAATAACTTTTAATGTTGTAGAACCGACTGGGTTTTCTTTTATAACAAAATTAAAAAAAGCTAGAGAATCTTTAGCAAAAATTAGTAGTGTTCCTAATATAGAAAAAGCCTTAGACCCAAGCAGACATTTTTATATATTAGGCATACGTTTTCAGGGATATGATGGCAATGGAGAAATTGCTAATGCCAGCAAATATTTTAGCGATGATACATTCAATGCGAGTCCTGACGCTAGTGGAGTCTATGAAAGATTCTATGATTTTAGAATGCAAAAGGTAAGTTTTAAGTTAGGACCCGGTTCTACCATTTATAATATCACTGCAATTCCAATATCTGCTGACGTAGGAATGAGCGTAGCACGTGCTACTGTTGATAACAACGTTGAACTTGTTGCAAGTAGTGTAGGGGAAGCATTGAATGGTTCTGGTCAAGGTATAACAAGTTTGTTCCAAACTATCAATACCAATATGACAAAATTAAAAAATGCCGGAACCAGAGAATTCCCTGACGAATACAACGTTCGATGGATAGGAACAGGTTCGGATTTGATTAGAGATGCATTACTTAAAAGTGTAATCAATACTGATAAGAAAAAATCCGCACCTTCTGATAGTAATAATGCTACACAAGCCAATGAATCTACTGCTCAAAAAGCTACCTACAATAAACAAAAGGTAAAAATACCTATCACACAAGGTATGTCAATATTGCAGGCTATACAAAAAGTTATCAAACAAAGTTCATACATTGAGGATGCATTAGACACGTTGTTTAAAAGTGAAGAAACAATGAATGAAGATACTGCATCTCCGGACAAAGTAGAACAAAAAGATACTCCAACTTTGCGTTGGTATAATGTAAGCACTGATATTGAAGTAATAGGGTTTGATACAAAGATTAATGATTTCGCATATAAAATAACATATGTCATTCAACCATACGATACACCTGCCGCAGTATCACCTTACGGTAGAACTGCAAAATATTATGGGCCTCATAAAAGATACCAATATTGGTATACTGGACAAAATAAAGAGATTTTAAGTTACGATTTACAATTCGATAACACATACTTTAATGTTGTGTTTAATCCTGAAGGAGATCCATCAACATCAGGTGGCGCGGCATCAGTTCCTCAACTAGGCAACAAACCCACTAACCAAGAAAGAACTGGATATCTAACTCCGGGATCAGAAGCGCAAAATACATATATGACAAGTTTATTTGATCCTGGCGCATATTCAAAAGCTAAACTTGTAATACTAGGTGATCCAGATTACTTGATGCGAGATTCATCGCCGGGAATCAATGAAGTATACAGACAATTTTATCAAAATGATGGTTTTACCATCAATCCAAACGGTGGTCAAGTGTTTATTGAGATAGCATTCAATGAAGGTATTGATTACAATATTGAAAATGGAACAATGGATATTAATGATAGTATATTCTTTTGGAATTACCCTGACAATATAAAAACAAAAATTGAAGGTGTAAGTTATATGGTGTCTGAATGTGAGAGTTCATTTAAGTCAGGAAAATTTACACAAGCATTAAAATTAATATTTAACACAATGCCTGAAGCAATTGCTGCTGCCAATGAAGCAGCAGCAACGCAACGAGCAGCAGACGCAAGGTCAACGTTCGCAGCAACAGATCCTCGTAGACTCGATGTTAGAACTCCTGAATCAGGAACAACACCTACACCTGGCAGCAATGTAAATAATGCCTCAGGTAATACAGGACTATTACAAGATGATGCCACTGGAGTGGATAATGCTGTTCAAACTAACGCAGAAGCAGACGCAGAATTTTTGAGAGAGTCTAGAAGAGGCACAGTAGCTACAGAGACAACTTCAACAGGCAATGCGGATAACCCGGTCGTTGCAAATGACGACAGTGTTTCAAATGCAGGAAGCACTCAAGCCGGTTCTTCTAATCAAACAGGAACTGACTCTACCAGAGAAGCAAACCAAGATAGCACAGTAAACAATACTAGATTAGGTATTGGTGGTCCATAAAGTGAGAAAATAAAATGCCAAATAATGTATTCAAACCTAGAGGTGCAACAAGTGCAAGCAAACCAGATGCAGGTGGCGCAGTACTGCGCTCGGTTCCTGTATTTGGTGTGGTTAAAGATAATATTGATCCTATACGCTCAGGACGACTACGTGTTTATATTGCTGAAATGGGAGGGCAAGATCCTAACGATGCAGATTCGTGGGTGACTGTCAACTATATGACACCTTTTTATGGTCTAACTCAAGGTAATAGTCCTAAGGAAGGTTATGGAACATACTTACAAAATCAAAGTGCATATGGTATGTGGTACAGTCCACCGGACATTGATACTACTGTTGTTTGTATTTTTATCAACGGTGATCCTGAATACGGATATTGGATAGGTTGTGTCCCAGAACCAGAAGCATTGTACACTGTTCCAGCATTAGGAGCAGCAGAAACAGTTGTTGTCAATGAGAACGAAGGCAAGAGTTACGGTGGCGCAACAAAACTGCCAGTGGCAAATATTAATAAAAACAATCAAGCAGTTAACGAGTCTCCTACTTTCTACAACGAACCAAAACCTGTTCATAGTTATCTAGCCGGGGTGTTAAACCAACAAGGTTTGATACGTGATACTATTAGAGGAACCATAGGAACTAGCGCACAACGAGAAACTCCTAGTCGTGTGGGTTGGGGTGTCAATACACCAGGAAGACCTATATATGAAGGTGGGTTTACAGATGAAAATATTGCAGAGGCTGCAAATAAAGGTGACCAACCAACTGCATTAAGAGTAGTATCACGCAGAGCAGGTCATAGCTTTGTTATGGATGACGGTGATTTAGTTGGTCGTGACCAACTCATAAGACTGCGTAGCAGCTTGGGTCATCAGATATTAATGAGTGATGATGGACAAACAATTCATATTATCCACGCTAACGGGCAAAGTTGGGTAGAGTTAGGTAAAGAAGGTACAATTGACATGTACGCTACTAACTCTGTCAATATTAGAACACAAGGTGATTTAAACTTACATGCTGATAACAATATCAACATGCACGCCAAAAAAGATTTAAACATTTACGCTGAAAATATCACTACGAATAGCGACAAGAAAACAAATATTAAAGTTGGAACTGATTACGCAACGAGTGTTCAAGGTAAAACAACCATGAAAACTACAGGGGCAATGAGCCTATCTAGTTCAGGCGAAGCAAGTTTTGCTAGCTCCAACCTTACATACATAAATGGTAAAAAAGTTAATCTTAACACAGGTGAAACCTCAACAATACCACAAGATGTTCCACCGATAGCAATTAATGCACATACTGATACACTATACGATAGTCAAAAAGGTTGGGCAGCAGCACCTGCTGCATTGTTAAGCATAACTAGTCGAGCACCCGCACATGCACCTTGGGCAAATGCCAATCAGGGTGTTGATGTTAAAATTAATAATGATGCAGCCGCAAACTTCCCTAGTAATCCTAACCCAGCAGTCCAGGCTTCAAATAATGCAGCCACAACACCTGCGACCCCCGTCAACCCAGCAGTTGCAGCTACTGTTCCTGCAGTGGGAGAAGTAAGTAAGACATTAGATAAAAACACAACAGCAGCTATGGTAGGTCAAGTTGCTACTATTGCCCAAAGTAATACTGCGGTTGCCGCCGCAATTAAAAACGGCGCAGGAGTGGTAAACAATACGGTTAATGGTGTTGTACAACAAGTTGCTGCCATTGGTAAAATGGCACAAACACCACAGCAACTGGAAGCAGCCGGAGTGTTAAAAACAGGGGCAGCAGCACTAGTAAACAATCTAGTAAGTGTAGGGAAAACAGTACAACAGGCATTGACACCAAACTTGTTTACAGGTAAACCCGGCGCAGAAACATTGACAAATTATTTAAATAATCCAACAGCCCAAGTACAAACACAAGTTGCAAACTTCCAGTCAGCACAAACTCAGCTAACGCAAGCAGGACTAATAACAGGAAAAGAAAGCGCAGGACAGTTAGCAGGTATGGTAACAGCAGGAGCTACTGCTGGCATCGCAGCTACAGTAACCGCAGTAAAATCAGCAGCGGGACAATTGGGACAAGCAATATCTGGTCCTATAAGTTCACTTGGTGGCGCAGCAAATAATTTATTAGGTTCAGCACAAAGTTTGATTAATTCTGGTAATTTTGCAGGAAACTTATCTGGTTCTATTACAGGCGGGTTGAGTTCTATTGCAAGTTCATTAAATGGTCTTGCTAAAAACTTAACAGGCGGCGCTGAAAGTCTACTGAACTCAGCTAAAGGTATTGCAGGGAGTGCGTTTGCTGCCATTAAGAATTCATTCCCAAACTTAACAGCAGGTGTACCACAAAATCTTAAGAAGATAACAGAAGAAGCATATGCAAAGGCACAAAACGCTGGCACAGAATTACAAACTAACATACAAAATGCAGCATCAGCAGTTACAAGTGCTGGTGCCGCAGCAGCGTCTGTGGCATCTGGTGCTGCATCTGCTGCAGCCTCAGGAACAAGTGAAACAGCGGCAGGGTTAGTAAGAGTGGTTGACAGCAACAGTACAGTAGCACACGTAACAGCATCAGCGGCACAAAGCCTAAGTACGTTGACAAGCGGAGCAACATCTTTGTTGCCTAGTTCTATTTCTACTGGTTTGGCTGCACTTCCAGGGGCGCAAAAAGCAGTATCGTCTGTTGTTAATTCCGCGGCTGGCGCAGTTAATTCTATACCTGGCACAACTGATATTAAAAATGCAATAAATCAAATAACAGCAGCAATAAGCTCTGGAGGCTCAATTATCGGTGCAGCCGGCACATTAATTAATAAACTTAAGACTCCTGGACAATCATTGCAAGCCTTAGCTTCTGCTGGATTACCTGCAGGCGCAGCAGCCCAACTAAATTCAGCAATTAGCTCTCTCAGTTCAGGTGGTTCTATACCTATAAAGCTACCGGTAATTAGCGTAAACACAGTAGATAGAACATCTATCACAAGTCAGTTAAGTGCGGTTTTTGGTAGTACAAAGATACCGCTTCCAAACTATTCTGGTAACCCAGCAACAGTTGGACCAACTGCCGCTACAGCAGAACTAGACAAAATAAATCAAAAAGCAGAAAAAATTAAAGAAATTGATGACAGATTTAATAAATTATTGGAAGAAGCAAAAGCAGTTAAAAAGGAATACTTAGTAGCAGTAGAAGAATATGACAATGCGAAAAATTCGTTGCCCGCAGGTGATCCAGGTATTCAATCAGCACTAGATAAAGTGGATTCACTGAAAGAACAACTCGCTGATTACAGAAAGCGTGGAAATGCTATCTTAGATGAAAAAGTTCTAGTATTGACAGCATAAATATTTGATAGGATTAAATATGGCAACATACGTAGGATTTTCAACAATAGACGCTAACAAACCCAAAACAACAAGGGCCCAGCCCGGCGTTGACGGTGGTACAGGAAGCATACTTAGCCCTATCGTTTTAGGTAAAAAATTCAGAATTGTTGATGGACCTTTAGTTTTAAGAGATTTTATTAACGCTCTTAACATCAGAAAAGGAGAAAAAGTCGGTAATCCAGGATATGGTACAAATATCTGGAGTTTTATATTTGAACCAAACAATGCTGACACTCAATTTAAAATTCAAAATGAGATACAACGTGTGGCTAGTTCTGATCCTAGATTGTTAATAAACGATGTGAAATCATATGTCCAACAAAATGGAATTTTGTTAGAAGTAGAAATTGCTATACAACCCTTTAATGACGCACAAATCATCAACGTATTTTTTAATAATCTTACAAATCAAGCTACATTAAGACCCTAAAAAACCATGGTTTTCGTTTAAGATAAATACTTAAAAGAGAACAACTATGGCCACAAGTTCAAGACAATCAGCACTATTTGGGGTAAACGATTGGCAAGCAATCTACCAAACTTTCCGTGAAGCAGATTTCCGTAGCTACGACTATGAAACATTACGTAAAAGTTTCATTGATTATATTCGTGCCTACTATCCTGAAACTTTTAACGATTTTATAGATAGCTCAGAATTCATCGCATTGATGGATATTATGGCCTATATGGGTCAAGGTCTTGCATTTCGTAATGATTTAAATACCCGTGAAAACTTTATTGATACCGCAGAACGCCGCGACAGTGTTATCAAACTTGCTAACCTTATCAGCTACAATCCAAAAAGAAACAACGCCGGGCAAGGATACATTAAGGTAACAAGCATTAGTACAACTGAAAACTTGACTGACTTAAATGGCTTTAACCTACAGAACCAGATAATTCTTTGGAACGATCCTGCAAACGTTAACTGGCTAGAACAATTCAATACAATTGTAAACGCTACACTAACTAATAGTCAACGTGTAGGACGCCCAGGAAATTCATCTGAAATTTTAGGTGTCAAGACAGACGAATACGCAATCAATATTCCTCCTAATACACTCCCTGTCGCTCCTTTCAACGCAACAGTAGATACTATTAATATGAAATTTGAACTAGTTTCTGTTACTAGCGTTGATGAGGATTATGTTTACGAACTCCCACCTGCACCTACAGGTAAGTTTAACATGTTATACCGCAACGACAAATTAGGTTACGGTAGCCCAAATACAGGTTTCTTCTTTTATTTCAAACAAGGCGCATTACAGGCATACGATTTTAACTTAGCACAGCAGATTAGTAATCAAGTAGTAGACATTGATATTCAAGGTATTAATAATACAGACACATGGTTATATCAACTTAGTACAGACAATGGGGCTAGAACACTTTGGAGACAAGTAGAAAGTGTTTATGCTAACGCACAATTACAAACTGAAACAAGCAACAAAAAAATATTCTCAGTAGTATCTAGATTTAACGACCAAGTTAGTTACACATTCGGTGATGGAGTATTTTCCGAGGCACCTGTTGGAACATTTAGAGCATATGTACGTGCCGGAAACGCACTAACATATACTATTGATCCTTCGGAGATGCAAGGGATTCAAGTTACATTCCAATATATCAGCAGAGCAGGTAGAACAGAAGCACTTACAGTAGGCCTAGAATTACAAAGTACAGTTTCAACAGCACAAGCTAGAGAAACATTAGCAGATATTAAATTACGTGCCCCTGCTCGTTACTACACACAAAACAGAATGGTTAATGGTGAAGATTACAATAACTTCCCATATACATTATATAACTCAATTATTAAGAGTAAAGCTATTAACCGTAGTTCTGTAGGCGTATCTAAAAACTTAGACTTATTGGATCCTACCGGAAAATACTCTAGCACCAATTCTTTTGCAAACGATGGTGGATTATATCAAAACAGTGATGATGGATGGTTATTGTTAACTATCAACAACACAGGCGATATTATTCAGTTCTTAACGGATACATTGGCTGCAGAATTGGCAAACAACAGAGCAAAGCAATATTATTTGCAAAATTATCCAAGATATGATATTAATACTCAGTCCGGTGATGGAACTGTCTATTGGAATAACAGTACGGTAAATGTAAACAGCGATACTGGTTATTTTTATAACATTTCAGGCTCCGCAAATATACCAATCGCAGTAGGAACTTACTCCACAAAGAATGTTAAGTACATCACAAAGGGTGCAATGATTAAAGTTGTGGCTCCTAGTGGATATTACTTTGACAACAACAATAGGCTAATTGCCGGTATTGCATCCGCATCTAACACTACATTCTTTTGGACTACTGTATTAAATGTGATTGGTGATGGTTATAACAATGGCCAAGGTAACTTTAGTAATGGTACTGGCCCAGTAACATTAAATGGTTATGTGCCAAATGGTGCTATCATAACGCAAGTTATACCTGCATTCAGTAACACACTTCCAAATCTAGTGCTACAAGAATGTAGAGTTAGAATGGAACTAAATCAAAACTTCAGCTTAGTTTTTAATAACTCTTTATTAGCAACTCAATCACGCTGGAGTGTAGAAAACTATGATGCTGATGGCTGGTTTGTAAACTTTGAAAGCACCGGTAATAACACATATCGTGTTTATTATAGATCCTTGCGCTATTACTTTGGTAGTGTAGCAGACACACGATTCTGGTTTGAAACAGGTAAGTTAGTTTACGACCCTGTCACGGGAAAAATATTGTCTGACAATGTTAAAATATTAGCTACAAACACGCAGCCAAATAGTAATAATCCACTTGCTAAACCAGTTGATATGGCAGTAATAGGACAGACTGTAGAGAGCGATGGATACGTAAATGACTTTGAAGTTGAAGTAGCAAGTATTGACGTAAACAATAGAGAAATTATATTAGACCCTGACTTTTTCCAAACAGTTACTGGTTATGTTACTGGCTCTACAAATATTGGGATATACACATTCTTTGAATTAATTCAGGATGCCATTAATCTATCACGTTATCAATTAATAAATTCAAGTGATTTATCCTATCAGTACCCTAATCAAGCTAGCATCGAAATAGTGAAGTATGATTATCCATTAGGTCAATTATTTTATGCATATAGCGAAAACAAATTTTACACAACAATTCAAGACACTACTGTAACAACACCATATTATATTGTTACTGAGCAGCCACAATATTTGATGCAACCTGGTCGTCAAGGCTTGCAGTTCCAATATCGTCATAACAGTAATAATACAACACGTATTGATCCTGCAACAACAAATATTATTGATTTGTATGTTGTAACTCAGGCCTACTACAACGCTTATCAAAATTGGATACAGGACACAACAAATACTGTACCAAAACCAAGTGTGCCTACAATCAACGAGTTGCAACAAGCATATGGTCGTGTTGACGATTACAAGATGTTGACTGACAGCGTTGTATTAAACAGCGTAAGATTTGTTCCATTATTTGGAAATAAAGCAGCACCTGAACTAAGGGGAACAGTAAAAGTAATAAAGTCTCCGGCAACAAACGCAAGTGATAGCGAAATACGTAGTGCTGTATTGTCAGCAATGAACAGCTATTTCAATATTAACAATTGGAACTTTGGTGATACATTTTATTTTAGTGAATTGAGTGCGTATCTACACGTTCAACTAGGTGATTTAGTTAGTTCTGTTGTATTAGTGCCAAACGATCCAACAATGAACTTTGGTGATTTGTATGAAATCAAGTCAGCACCTTTTGAGATTTTTGTTAATGGTGCAACTGCAAACGATGTAGTTGTAATCGCAGCATTAACACCAGTGCAGTTACAAATAAGATAAGTAATATATAACAACTAGAGAGTTATAATGGCAGCAAGAATTAGAACTTTAAATTTTTTACCTGAAGTATTCAGAACACCAACTAACGCACAATTTTTAGGTGCTACATTAGA